AGCCCTTGTCTTTGCCAATACTGGCCAGTTGCCCACCTGGTTGGCCATGGGTCCACAGGGCTGGGGTGCATTGCTGGGTCTCACTGACCTGGCAGGGCGACCCCTGTTCCCAGCAGTGGGACCAGCTAATGCCATGGGTCAGGGGAGTGCTACTGACTTCACCATGACTGTGGCAGGTCTCAGGGCTGTGGTGACTCAGGGCATTACCGATACGACCCTGTATATCGGTAACAGGTTTGGTATTGAGGTTTATGAGAAGCGTCATCCTGTGATGCAAGCCATTGAGCCGTCTGTCTTTGGTCGTCAGATTGCAGTTGCCACCAGCCTGGGGTTCTACCGTCCGATTACCACTGAAGCTGGTCCTTCTGATACCCCACCTGCTGAGCGTAATGGTGTGGTGAAGATTACTGGGTTGACCTGAGCCATGACAGTATTCACAGACCCATATCAGGACTCCTACCCACCTTCCCTGTGGGGTGGGGGTGGTGGCCCTGCTTCAGCAGTGGTGAGCATTAACCCTGCCACTAAGGCTGTGGGTGCTGCTGGGTTCACCATGACCATCACAGGCACTGGCTTTACATCAGGCTCAAAGGTCAGCTTTGACAGTGACCCCAGAACTACCACCCTGGTCAGTCCCACCCAGTTGACTGCCCCCATTGGGGGTATCACTGGGGTGGCCAGGACTGTTCAGGTCACTGTCAGCACTGGTGGCTCAAAGCCCTTCATCATCACAGCCACTGAGCTAGCTGACGAAGAGCCTGAGAGTCATCAGGATGCAGTGCTCCTGCCCCTGCCAGATGAGCAGGAGCCTGAGTGAGCCGTCTGAGCCGTCCTGGCTGCCTGGGGAGCGTAGGGCCACGCCTATGCCACCTGGGCAGCCAGACGGCTCAGGGAGCCACAGGGGCACGTCTGGGAGCCGTCTGAGATGTCCTACACCACCCCTGCCATCCTCGCGAGCCAGATTGGCTACCGTGACCCAGGGAACCCCAGACTTCAGCAGGTCTGTGATGCAGCCACAGAAGCCATCAATGACTGGGTGGGGCTCGAGACTGACTTGAGCCCTGTGCCAGCCACAGTGGCAGAAGTGGCCCTGAGCCTGAGCATTGACATCTGGAAACAGCCTGACGCTACCTTTGGCATCATGGGTCTCTCAGAGACTGGGCCAGTCAGGGTAGCCAGAGACCTGGTGGCCAGATATGACAGCCTGCTGATTGCCTACTACCAGGTGGAGACTGGCTGGGGTGTGGCATGAAGCTGAGTCTGGCCAGAGAAGAACTGGCTGCCATCTGTGCAGCTGCTCTGCCTACTGAGTGGGGTGTAGTTGACCATCTCCCTGACTCAGTAGCTCCACCCATGGTGCTCATCTCCTGGGGTGACCCCTGGCTGAAGCTGTCCACGATGTGTGCCTATGAAGTGACCATGGAGATAATCCTAGTGGCCCAGAGAATTGAGCCAGGTGGAAAGCTAGAGACCCTTGAAGATGGGGTGGCCAGCATTCTGCCAGCCATCAAGGGCACCTACTTCACACTGATTGACACCACTGCCCCTTATCCCATGCAGGTGGGTGGGGTGGATTACCTAGCCTGCTCCATCAATCTGACATATGACCTTGAATAAGGAGAACCAGAATGGCTGCACGTCCTATCAGACTTACTGACCCATGGATTACCCTGGGTGAAGATGGGGTCGGTCCCCCTGTCACGGTAGCTGCTGACCTGACCTGCTTTAGTTCAGGGGTGCATCTCATGCCTGAGGATGATGATGCTGCTGCTACCTTCTGTGACCCTCTGGGGTTCTCCTGGGTGCTGACGATTGACCTGAAGATGTCACTTGGCCCTGACTCTCTTGACGAAGCATTGACTTCAGTGGGTGGTCCTGGTGCAGTGGTCCCCTTTGAGTTTGCTTATCGTAACGCTCCTGCTGCTGCTGATAATCCTCACTGGACAGGAGAAGTGAGACTGGTGGCATATCCTGTAGTTGATGCTGGCATCAATGAGGTTACTGAGATTAACCTTGAGATGGACGTAATCGGAGATATCAGCAGAGATGATGGCACCCTAGTCACTGTCCTGGGTGCAGCAGGTTCTCACACTCATGCCAGCAGGACTCTTGAGGATGCTGCTGCCTGATGTCTTTCTTTGATGACTTGACGCTGGGTGAAGTGGAGATGATTACCACCCATGCTCTCAAGGGTGTGCCCATGGGTGAAGCAGACCCCCTGATGCTGGCAGGGGGTGTGATGTGGGCCACCCAGCGTAAGGAGAACCCAGGGCTAACCTGGGATGACTTCAAGAATAATGTGAAGATGTCAGAGGTTAAGGAGTTCTCTACTCAGATGCAGGCTGCTGAAGTGGACCCTCAGAAGGTTCAGTCAGTGCCTCTGAACTGAAAGATAAGGCATACTTCTGGCACTACTGGCATATCACTCCCAGTGAGTACAGGGCACTGACTGTGGCTGAGCATAATGCCATGGTGGAACTGATGAAGGATGAAGCCAGACGACAGCGTAGACAAGCAGCAAGGAAGAGATAATGCCTAGAGCAGCTAGCGATACTGTTGCTGAGATTCATGGCATGAGAGAACTGCTCAAGGTGCTGAATAAGATTCCCAAAGACTTGCAGAATGAAGTCAGGGATGCATCCCAGAACATTGCCAGTGACCTGGTAGCTGGTGCCCAGTCTGCTGCCCATACAAAGCTTCAGAGCCTGGCAGCCAGTGGGCTGAAGGCTAAGAGAGATAGGGTGCCAGTTGTCAGGGTGCCCAGGACTCTGGCCAGACCTGGTGTCAGGTATACAGACATCTTCTATGGTGCTGAGTTTGGGGGTGGTGGGAGACCCACTACTCAGCAGTTCCTACCCCATCAGGGAAGGCAGGGGTATTTCCTGTACCCCACTGCCAGAGCTAGGGGCAGGAAATACACAGAGATGTGGGCTGAAGCTGTAGATAAGGCATTCAAGGACTGGAATTACAGGGCACCAGGCTGATGGCTGACAGAGAGTTTCTCCTGAAGATTGTAGGTGACGTATCATCTGCACAGAAGTCAATCGGTGAACTTGAGAAGGATGTAGGGGGATTCAAGGACACAGCAAAGTCAATGGGCAAAGCCATTGTCGGGGCTATTGCTGTTGATGCTGTGGTGCAAGCTGGCAAGGCTGTGGTGGGTGCTGCCAGTGACCAGGAGCAAGCCATAGGTGCTCTCAGGTCTGTCTATGGTGACTATGCCAAAGACATGGAGAAGTTTGGGGATACCACTGCTGAGAATATGGGCATCAGCAAGGCTGAGTTCAGCCAGCTAGCTGCTGTCACTGGCTCCATGATGAAGAATGCTGGGGTGCCACTTGATGAAGTGGCCAGCAGCACTAAGGCTCTTACTGAACGTGCGGCTGATATGGCTGCAATGTTCGGGGGCAATGTTCCTGATGCCATGAATGCCATCAACAGTGCTCTCAAGGGTGAGAGAGACCCTATTGAGAAGTATGGTGTCAGCATCAAGGAGACTGCTGTCCAGGCTAAGGCTCTTGAGATGGGGCTAGTTGATGCTGAAGGCAAGGCTACTGATTATGGCAAGTCAATGGCCACTCAGGCTCTCATCATGGAGCAGAGTGCTGATGCTGCTGGCACCTTCAAGGATGAGAGCAAGTCTCTAGCTGGGCAGCAAGCCATCATGAGTGCCCAGTTCAAGGACACTCAGGCTCAGATAGGTCAAGCCTTGATGCCAGCCATCGTGGCTATTGCTGGGGTCATCAGAGACCTGGTGACCTTTGTGAAGGACAATACCGACTGGCTGCTCCCATTGGCTGCTGGCATCATTGCTGTAGTCCTGGCCATCAAGGCATGGCAGGCAGCCCAGGTCATCTGGAATGTAGCAGTAGAAGCAGGTACAGCTATTCAGTGGCTCTTCAATGCTGCAATGACAGCGAACCCCATTGGCATTGTCATTGTGGCCATTGCAGCCCTGGTGGCAGCATTCGTCCTGCTGTACACAAAGGTGGACTGGTTCAGGCAGGGAGTTGATACTGCCATTGATGCCATCATGGGGGCATTCCAATGGCTCTACAACTGGGTACGAGACAACTGGCCACTCCTGCTGGCCATCCTGACTGGCCCCTTTGGGCTGGCAGTCCTGGCCATTCAAAGGAACTGGGACAGCATCAAGGGTGCTGCCACTGCTGCTGTTGAGTTCATCAGGCAGGCTGTCAGCACAGTTTGGGATATCATCAGCTACCCCTTCAAGCGTGGTGCAGACCTGGTGCTCGCTGCATGGAACCCAGTGAGAGACTTCTTTGGGGGTTTGTATAACGCCATCAACAATGCATTTCATGGTCTGGCTGATGTCATCAAGTACCCATTCCAGATTGCCTTTGATGCCATCAAGCGTTTGTGGAACAGCACAGTAGGTGGGTTTGGGTTTGAGGTTCCATCCTGGGTGCCCTTTGCAGGTGGTAAGTCATTCCACATTCCAGAGATGGCTAAGGGTGGCATTGTCAATGGTCCCACTGTAGCTCTCCTGGGTGAAGCTGGCCCTGAAGCTGTGGTGCCACTCAGCAGGGGTGGCTCAGGGTTTGGCTCAGTGACCATCAATGTCTATGCCCTGACTGCTAATGCAGAAGTAGGCAGGAAGGTCTATGAGGCTCTTCAGGAGTATGGTCGTACTTCAGGCAGGGCTATTGCCTGATGGGTACGAGCATACGCGACTGGCAGAAGCAGGGTGTCACTCTCACAGTGGAGCTAGCCACATCTGGTGCTCTCACAGTGGGTGGCAACAGCATTCAGTTCCCTTTCAACAGTGGTGGGGTGGGTGGTGCCCCAGTGGGGTGGACTGCTGGCGAGTACCCATTCCCTGGGGACACGAGCAAGTACAACTACACCACAGCAAGCAATGTGTTCAGTGTCTCAGCTAAGACAATGCCCATAGAGACCAGATATGCAGGCATCTGGTCTCAGTCCTTTACCATCATCCCAGGGTTCAGGTATCAGGTGGCAGTTCAAGCCAGGCTCATGGCTGGTAAGACACCTACCAACTACACTGTCAATCTGGATTACAGTTACGATGGTGGCAGCACCTGGCTGAACTACATTGGGGCTGGGAATGTTGCTCAGGCTAACTGGCAGGATGTGCTAGGCGTAGGAGCACAGCCCATTCCCAGTGGCTACACCCTGGGCAGGCTCACTCTGTGGGGTTCACCCCCACAGGGCAACCTAGGTATGTGGGGTACTCAGTTTCAAGGGCTGTATGTCACCCAGCTTGATCTAGCTCCACCCTCAATTGTTTGGCATGACATTACCTGTGATGTGCAGTCTCTGGGCATCAGGTATGGCAGAGAGAGATTTACGAACAGGTACGACGTAGCCAGTCTGGCCATTCAGCTTCTGAACAATGATGGGCAGTATTCCTTTCATGACCCTCACCCCCTAGGTCTGCAACCTGGCAGGCAGGTCAGGGTCACAGCCACCTACAAAGGCAAGACATACCCTCTGGCATTCCATGTCCTTGACTCAATCACTGATGGGTACACCCTTGATGGCAGGGTAATATCTCAGTGGCAATGCGTAGACCCCACCACAGTCCTGAGCAATGCCAATGTGGCTACCAGTCAGGCTTACAATCTCATTGGGGGTGGGAAACGTATTGGGGTTCTTCTTGACCAGGTGGGCTATGTCCCCAGGTTGCTGGACCCTGGCACCTTCTGGCTTCAGCAGATCATTGCCAGTGGTTCATCTGTCAGAGATGAATGTGGGCTGACGGCTGATTCAGAAGGTGGGAACTTCTTTGCTGACAGGCAGGGCAACTGTGTCTACAAAGACAGGAATTGGAGAGCCACTGACACCCACTTGACTCAGGTGCAAGCAGACCTGGTGGGTTATCCTGCTGAAGGCTCAGTGATGCCCATTGTGGATGACACCCCTACGGCTCCTGGTGCCCCTTTGATCTGCACCAGGGAACTGGTCACTGACTGGTCTCTGGCCAGGGTGGTGAACCTGGTGACACTGGCTAAGGCTGGTGGGAATGCCCAGACCTTTGAGGATAAGACTTCTCAGAAGCAGTACGGTCCCCATACCTACCAGAGACTTGACTTCGTGCTTGAGAATGACAGTGACCTTCCCATCAGGGCTGCTGACATCATGAGCAACTACACAGACCCAGTGCTCAGGGTCAACTCTGTCGCGTATGCCCCAGGGGTCTCAGGAGCCTGGGAGTGGACACTAGGAGTGTTCCTGAACTGGCTGGTCAGGGTGTGGTATTCCCATCCTACTGAGTTCTGGGGGTTTGCTGTCTGTGTTCATATTCAGTCTGTTGAACACAGGATTACCCCTGATGACTGGTACACCACTCTCACAGTTGATCTGCCTGAATCATTCACTGAAGTGGTTTGGGCACCTACGTCTGGCTGGGATGCTGGCATATGGGACGAAGCACTCTGGGATTCAATAGGATAAAGGACGAACAAACACCATGCCTATCCCCATTCCAGTCACTAAGACAAAGATTGCCACAGTGCCATGGGGCATCCCTATTACCAATGAAGTTAACAGGCTCACCACTGCCACCACCCCCAGTGCATGGATTGCACCTACGTTTCTTAATGGCTGGGTGAACTTTGGGAGTGGGCAGCAGGTGGCTCAATACAGAAAGGTTGGAGACCTGGTTTATCTCAGGGGTGTCGTCAAGAGTGGTACCCTAGGTGCTTCAGCTTTCAATCTGCCTGCTGGGTATCGTCCACCCCTAGACCTAGCGTTCGCTGTTTCTTCTGCTGGTGCCTTTGGAAATATTGCAGTGAATGCAACTGGTGACGTTATCCCAGCCAATGGCAATGTCGTTTCATTTCACTTCAATGGTGTCTGTTTCTCTATTACCCCTTAAGGAACCCTCATGTCATACTCAGATGTAGCAGCACTGGCTTCAGATAATGACTTCATTCTCAGGTACAGGGCTGCTGTAGCTCAGGAAGGTGAAGCTGACCCTGTGGAATGGAGCAATGAGCACCAGTGGCAGATGGCTGGCATCCCTGGGTTCGGAGACAAGTACGCCTACGCGATTGCCACAGGGAACCCCAGGCCAGGGTATGACACTTCAGTTATCAGTGACCCTGAGATTCTGTCTGCTGTGCAATCCCTGAGACCTGCCTGAGAGCTAGGTGGACCATGGGGTATAGCCATCGTACAGGAAGAGAGAACGTGCAGCCCTGATATTGAAGTTAGGGTCTCTCAGCTTCGTAGCTGTGCAGGTCTCACCCATTTGCTCTGCCAGGTAAGGACAGTTAGAAGTCATGACTTGAAGCAGACCTACAGCACCAGCACCAGACCTGACGGTAGGAATGCATCTGGACTCTCTGTACATGATGCGAGACATACGAGCAACTGACCAACCTGGTGAATGAGCACTGAGCAAACCTTCTGCCCCTACACATCTCCCATTCTCACTGTCACTGCTGAAGGTCACTTCAGGTGGGTCTGTAGGGGTCACCTGTATGGCAGGGCCACGCTCAGCAGGGGCACCCCCACTAGCTCCCATGTTCAGGGCAGCCAGGAGCACCCAGACCAGCAGCATGGGGTCAGGGTGCCCCAGAGCCGTCAGCGTGGCTCTCAGGGGCACTGGGACGGCTCTCCTGGGTGCTCAGCAGGGCAGCCAGCAGCCCCAGGGCCACAGGGTCAGTCACTGTGGGGGTGAAGCCAGCCTGAACGGCTCTGGTTCTCTCTCTGGCCAGCCAGGCAGCATCTGAGAGCATGCCCAGGACGGTAGACCATCTGAGCCAGGCTGGTAAAGGGCTGGGAGAAGGTTTATGCTGGCTTCTCCTGAGTAGTGATGGACACAGGAAAGAGAAGAACCCCCAGGGCATCATCCCTGGGGGTTCTTTCATTCTTCAGGTTGTAAAGCCAGGGTCAGATGGCTCTCTCAATCATCACCCTGTCTCTGCCCTGGCAGTCAGATGAGTGCTGGCTGATGGCCACAGTCTCAAGCAGGGTCTGAATGACTGAACGCTGGTCTGCCAGGTTCAGGGTCTCCCATCCTGTCTGAAGGTCTGCAATGTCAGGCAGGTCAAGTGGGGTCTCATCATGGGCAGCAGCAATACGAGCATTCAGGTCTCTGTTCAGAATCTTGAACTGAGCCAGGTCAATATCTCCATCAGCCTTC